ACTTTTAATTAGGCCCGCCACCTTCCTGAAATTGGTATCGGAGGAAGTTGTCACCACTCTACCAGGAGCCTCACTCTGTTCAGCCCGATACCTCTGAATATCTTCCAGAAGACTATGTATGGTGGTGCTGCTGCTAATCTTGTCGATCCTTCTTTTACTCATTGTATATATAAAATGAAGATAATAAAATTGATACGAATATTATCTAATCTATTGTAGTTATAACAACAAAGCTACTAGTATGAGTGATTCTGACAACAATGTTTGCAATATTTGCTGTGAGGACTACAACCGATCAACCAGAAATAAACATCAATGTCCCTCTTGTTCGTATGATACATGTCGTACATGTATCCGAACCTATCTCTTAGGTTGCAATGATGATCCTCATTGTCTAAAGTGTAAAAATCGCTGGGAGCTAGATACTCTTATTGTAGCAACGGGTAGAACATGGGTAAATAACCAATATAAAGAACATAAGAAACAGGTTTTATTTGAACATGAACAGAGTCGGTTGCCAGATACCATGCCAGCTGTAGAAAATTACAAAATATGTCAAGATTTAGATGAAATTGGTGCTTCACTTCAAGATCAAATCAAAGAATTACGGAGAAAAGCATGGGAACTCAAAATATCGCAAAATCGCATATATGCAGAACTTCATCAAAGACGCAATGGCGGTGGTCCTAAAGAAAAACGGAAATTTATGAAAGCTTGTCCAGCAGAAGGTTGTCGAGGCTTCCTTTCTACGCAGTGGAAATGTGGTCTTTGTAATACAAATGTTTGTTCAAAATGTTTCATAATCAAACCTACGGATGAAGCTGGCGAAATTATAGATCATGAATGTGATGAAAATGATCTTAAATCCGCCGAAATGATCAAAAGTACAACTAAAAATTGTCCATGTTGTGCTGCCGCGGTATTCAAAATAGAAGGGTGTGATCAAATGTGGTGCACACAGTGTCACACCGCGTTTAGTTGGAGAACCGGTATGAAAGTGAACGGAGTTGTTCATAATCCTCACTTTTATGCCTGGCAAAATTCAGGTGGCGGTGCGGCCCGAGCAAATGTACCTGGCGCCGTGATGTGTGGGGGGCTCCCTCATCTTTATACATTCAGAACTTTGATTTGTAATAAACTTAATTCTCCTTATGCATTCCGGAATAGACAAAGTGGTAAATTTTCAGATGATGAAATTATTGCACGGCGTACAGTAGATCTACACAGAGCATGTGCACACTTTGCTCACGTAGAATTAGATAGAGTAAGGCGTATATGTAATGGCGCACAAGACAATGAAAAACTAAGAATTAAGTATATTCTTAATGAAATCAATGAATGCGAAATGAAATCAACCATTATGAAAAGAGAAAAAAAACGCAACAAAGCTCAAGCGATGTTGCAAATTTATGAACTTGTTAATACCGTATTTACAGAGAGTATTCGCGATATTTCGCAATCATTGAGTAATGAAGGAAACGATGAACATCCTGTTAACATTATCATTAGAAATTTTGAACGATGTGAAGCTCTTAGAAAATATGCAAACAAAGAATTATCAAAAATTAGTGTTGTTTATTCTCAAACTGTTGCTTATATTAAACCAGACTATTATACAGATAGTCGGAAATATAAGACATCAGATCTTAAATAGAGATTGGAAGAATGTTTTAAGTATAACAATTGTTGGTTTATCAAAATTTTTCCAATTAATTGTTGTAATTCCTTGTCCACGTTTATAATGTCGACATCCTGTAAATACTATGTGCTCTAGTAAATTCATCATTTTGGGAGAATTAATTTTTTTTTTATCGATGCGATACTGACTATTATAAATATATCGGTTATAATTAATATCGGATTTGTAAATACATATACGACGTTCTGAATTAATATAATTTCTAATTAATCCAATTCCTTCAATAGTATTAGTGTCGTTATTCATTTCCAATACATAAATCAAGGCATTGGATGGAATAATTTTTGTCGTTTTCTTAGTGACGCCATAAATACATCCTTCCCAATTGTGTTTATCACGCCATATTTTGTTTTCATCAAAGGTCTCTTTTGAAAATCTAGTAGTTCCTATATAAAATTTCTCTCCAGAATATGCCATTATTACATACTACTATCGTTATTAGCATGATTTCAATTTTTCATAGACTTTGATTAGGAGAATATCAGAATTGGAGGTATTGCTTTTTTGTAAATTTATCTATATATTTAACTTCTGTACTAGTAAAACCAAAAAAATCGGCAATTGTTTTATCTGTAATACTCTTTGGAAAATCTTGTAATTTTGTTATATCTGGAATAAATTCAAACGCATAACGTTCCAAATATTTCATTCTATATCTTGTAGATTCAAATACTACAAATGCAAGTTTCGTTGTTAAGAATTCCTTTATTATTAATAATTCTTTTGGAGAATACTTTTCAATTATATAATTATCTCTATTGGAAATTCCATATCCCACTATATCGTAATATGGGAAGCCATACATTTTATGTGCCATTACTAATTTAGGTTTGACATCAGCAAAAGTACATTTTTTATTTGAATAATTAATAACTAATTCTGGTTGCAGTTTATTTAAAATACAGGTTGTAATATTTGAAAAAGGGTGTGTGTTTTTATCATAATTTTTATTCACAGATAATCCTTTGTAGCCGGGTCGCATACTTGTCTTAATTACCTGAAGACATCCAACCTTTTTAACATATTTATCAAGCTTTTGGATAATTTTTGGAGAGATTAATGGTATAGAATCTAACCCTTCGCAAGAAACATAATTTCTTGAACAAGAATCAAATACTTTTACACCTCTACTCTTATTCAAATCGTTGTTGAATGAAAAGTAAGTGGTTGGTGTTTGGGCTTGATTATGAAATATCCTATTGGTTTCGGTATTTGTCATACAGTGCAGTTTTTCAAAACACCCTCTCTCTAAAAGATAATTATGAAATTTATGATCCCGTTTTAACCATATAGAAGGGGTTATCATTGCCAACCACCCACCTTTTCTAAGATTGTTAATTGAGTTTTTAATAAAATCTACCCATATTGCAAAACCATCTTCTCTTTTTGATACTAACTTATTTGTAGGTACCTTTTTCAATCCATCCGAATTAAATGGAGGGTTACCAATAATAATATCAAATTTCATAGAATCCAGATCTAGAAAGTCCACATTGGCAATATTTGCATTTTTTCCAAAAGTCTCATATAAATTATCTATATGTTCAGAATTGAGCTCTACCATAAATATCATGTTTTCTATTATATGTCGGTGCCTTTTTTTTGGTTCTTTTATTTCAGTTTTAAGAAACGAAAACAATCTCTTATAAAGAATCATTGTAAAATATCCTTTCCCTGCGCATGGATCCAACCACTTTAACTCTGGCATTGAAAAAAGTTCGGTAGGAAGTAGGTCTAATATTTTATTAACAAGTATAAAATCCGTATTTACCTCTCCATATTTTTCCTTATTTCCTACCGTACATGCAAAATCCTGTTTAAAGGTTTCTATATTTTGCAAATATATTGACATATATTCTATGTTTTCATGTAAAAATATAGAATATAACGCTTATATATGAATAACTGGTACAAGAAATTAAAAAAGGCACCATGGTCTCCTCCTAATTATTTATTTGGAATTGTATGGCCAATTCTATATACAATGATGAGCGTTGCGTTTTTCTTGGTATGGAAAAGCAAGGCATGTTTTCCATATTGTTCAGCGCTAACAACTTTTTTTATCCAGCTTGCGTTTAATCTCTCCTGGACAACCATATTTTTCTATTATAAAATGCCAAAAGTTGCATTATTAGACCTACTATTAATACTATTCTTCTCATTTAAAACATATACATCTTTTTTAAAAGTTAACACGACTGCAGCTTATCTTTTGATACCTTATCTGGCATGGCTTCTACTTGCTTTTTCTTTGAATTTATACATTGTACTTTATAATTAATTACCATAGGTATATATGACTTAATATTTTCGCATTGTATCTTCCATCACTTTTTCGGAATTCTTTTCTAACGGCTTTATCTTTTGTGGGAATACCAGAAAATCTATTAAAGTAGTTTCTTCGTCTTTTCTTATCACCATGATTCTTTTTAGCATATAGTTGCAAGGGTGCTGAATCTTTGTATTGCTCATAATCAATGGCTCCGAAACTAATTTTGTACTTATCGTTGGATTTCATATCCATAATTATCGCAGTATATTTTTTCCCTTTGGTAGTTGGATGGATTATCTCAATCAATCTTTCATTCATCTCTACACCGTATCGTTTTCTTTTCCCTCCTTTGAATTTTCGTACTCTCTTTGTCCGTCTCTTTTCAACCCGTGCCCTTTTTATTTCCTTTCTTGTTAATTCATTAAATGTTTTCGGCGTTCTTTTAGTTATTCTCCGCGTCGGCCTGTATACATCACTTTTATATTTATAACCTATTTCACCACGTTGATTTCGCCAATTCTCTTCAAACCAACGACTTAACCCATGTTTCCTTGTTTTTCTTCCTTTATATGGAGATTTGTTACCATGTTTTTTCTTAAAAGCTATTTTATATTCCTTAACAACGATACCGCTTCTATATGCGCTATGTTTTGGTATTTTTTTGTATATTTTATTCTTAATCCCTTTGTACAATTTCAAGTCTGTTGGCAATGATTTCATATATATAAATATGAGATTATTATGATGATTTATTAGAGAAATTTGTATACAACTTTTGATTAATCGCAAAGTTAACATTGCCACCATTATTATCATAACTTACCATATAATTTTGTTTTGTATTGTTTCCAAATCCAAGATTCCTCGTGCCACAACTTCCCGAAGATAGTTGTACGGAATATGGTTTTTTATGTAAATCTTTCAATACCCAAACACCATAACCATTTGCTTGATTTCGTCTTAAATCAGAACTGAATTTCCCACTAGCTGTGCCATTCTCTGATGGAAATATACATGCGGCATTTGTCGCCATCGATGGCAAGATACCAGCATTAGCACCAGTGGAACCTGTGAGCCCTTGATGGGTATATAAATCTTTTAATCCACCCCATCGTAATTCCCCCTGATTCTGCCAACCCATTAATGACAATGGTGCTAAACCACTACCAAGTAATTTTTGAAAAAAAGCCCCTAATTCCCCTTGACTTAAAAAAGCAATTCCGCCACCCCATGGTAAAATGCCAGACTCTGTTCGTTTTCCTGGTTTTTTCCCAGCAAAAATATTTAAATTAATAATCCATAAATGGGTATTAAAGTTTGGATTTTTTTTTAACCAAGAGCTGGGCACTTTAAATGTCCTATCCAAGGGTAGCGGCGTCGGTAGTGGTGGAAAGTTAAAGCCTCCTGGAATTGTCTTTCTCTCTAGTAGATTACCACCGCTGCAATATTTCCCCTGCTCAAAGTAGGGAAGAGCTGTCGGGGGATTTGCGACGTACCCGGTATCGCCCATCCACTGCAAAGCTTCTGCTGATACAGGCATGTAGTAATGCGGAGCACTCCCGCTGCCCACCCCCGTATACAATTCCGCGTGTGCTAATGTCTCTACATTAGCAGCAGTAACTCCACCGGTCGTATTCACTCCATAAGTAGTATTTTGTCCAATAGGACAAGCCCCCGTTATCCCAACGCATGTTATACATGGGAATTTTGATAATTCGTTTATATATTTACTACCTGAAAATACAGCAGGATATTCAACCAACCCAGCTTGTCCAATGTTAGCCGCATATCCCGTTCCTCCTCCGCTCATATAAAACAAATCGCCTGTGGAACCTCTCATATGATATCCGCCCACTTTCAAATCTAAACCCCGTGGTCCATTCTTTCTTCCTCTCCACGTTGTTCCATTTACGGCACCCAAATATGAACCATTATTGAACTGCGAACTTACCAAATATTCAGTGGCGGGAAGTTGCTCAGGTGGGTAAATACCTCCAAAAAATGTTTTTACAATAACTCTAAAAATCTTTTTGTCAGGGTCTATACAACATACATTATCAACCATTCCTGCACCTGAAAACCATTGAAACGCCCATGATACTGTCAACAAATATTTTTTTAAATGTGTTGCTACATCAGATAGTATGGATTCTTTTGATTTATGGGAACTTGTTGGACCCCCACCAGCAGCGATTATTTGATTAATAATTTCAAGGAAACTAATATTATACTCGGTATCCACAGGTATAACACCCCAAGCATTTATAAAATTTTCAAAAGAAAAATTCTGTAGTTGCGATATATTACTATGGATATCAAGTATAGAACATGCTCCCGATATTGCTAAATCGCCTCGTTTTGGAAGCCTAATCTCATTACCGCAACAATCTACAGTTCCTGAGTATTTACAAGGCAATGCTTGTCCAGTTACACCCCCAATATAACCCGAACAACCATTTAAATCATAATGTGTCCCTGTAGGATCAAAAATTTGTCCTTGAACAATCGCATATGAACTACTTTTTGTATGATCAAGATATTTTAATGGACCCTGTCCAGGTTCTAACTGTTCGGGGCAAAAATCTGTTCCAAATAAAGAATTATCAGGATCAATTACTGTTTTACTTAAAGGATAAAAAGCGCTATTTCCAGACGGATCGCCGTTTGGAATTGTAGGTGTTTTCCACAACCAGTCTTCTCTTGGTTCATAACCAAAAACATTATTCCATGGTGGAGACCCAGATAGATTTGCAACAAGACCACTTTCCCAGCTTTCCATTACTCTGAATCCGCTCAAAGGATTACAACCTAATGTACTATTTATACCTGACGCTTTAAAAGCATTGAATATACTGTCATTACCGAGGGTTAATTTAACAGGACTCGTGTCCAAATAATTCGTTTTTGGACAGTTATATAATCCTCGTTGTAAATTTTGTCCTATTCCGCCATCCCTTTCTAAATTTGGCTGGTGGTTGCATTTTTTAGTATATGCTCCATCTGCACATAATGAATATCCGCGTTGAATTAAATTTTTCGTATTAAAACTTCTCGTATTTCTAAGAAGCCCGTTACTATAGAATCCAACTTTACCATTATAATTTTTGCACTTATTTCTTATAGAGGATTGTTGGAATGTACGTGTATTTGCTTTAAAAAGTGTTTTTGCATTCATATTTTTGGTTCTTTCAGAACTTGATAATTTGGGTCTATTATTATTAAAACAATTCATTTATATATAAATAATTATATTTAAATCAATCATATAGACATATTAGATTTATAGCAGCTGACCAATCCATATTATTTAAATCTAAAATTCTACCCATTTCATCCGTTATTTGAAGTTCTAGGCGCGATATATCTACTGGGCCAAAATAAATCCTTTTTCTTATTGAATTATCATTATTTACATTATTTGTCAAAGAAATACCACTCCCAAAATCGGCATTCGCCACTGCATTTGTACTTACTCTTGCTAATATATTGGTCCTACCCAACGATTCGTTATAGGCAGGTATACAAAAATTATTTACATTTTTGTTATAATCATTTACAATCAAATAAATATACTTTACACCCCATCCATCATAACAACCTTCAGAAACATATGCAGTTGATCCCTTATAAAAACCCAATCTATATCCGAGAACCCAACCATAATTGCTAACTATGCCACCATTATTTCGGAGATCTAACGGTGGTTCAATATCAATTCCTCCGGAATATCTCGATGATACACTTGTTTCAGGCTCTCCTATAAATGAAGTAGAACCTCTTCCCCCCGAACTTCTATTAAAGAATAAACTTAACCATGAATCACAGTCGGGATTGTTTATTGCTTCAAATAATATGTCTGCGGTTAGCCCAGGAGCATACGCAAATTTTATATAGTTACTAAAGGCCGGGTCTGTATTATTCGGAAAATATATTAGATTTCCAGAGACATCTTTTCCACAAACAGGATTCCATGTGGCATTTCCTTTTACATATGAAATCACTGTTCGTAACGAAACATCGTCAATAGAAGCTTGGGGGAGCGCGGTAGAGCCGAATATGAATTTCATTAAATGACCTTGTGGGATCCATGCTTTTGTTGTACCAGTACTTCCATCACAAAAATCAAATGGTGGGGGTGAAGATGGTGGTAAATCGTAATATGCACCCAATTGTTCAAATAAATATACTATTGACATTTTAGATTGCAATGATATTGCAAATTGTTCATTTATTTCACGCATCATTTGTGCTCTTTGGTAATTTCCATCTGGTATTGATATATAATACCATAACTGTATTGGTGTAAAATTTTCAATTATAGAAGAAGATTGAACATCTGTCGTCGGTACATGAGAGACCGGTACTCCGGTGGCGGGTGTTCCATCGGGACATTTTTTCAAACATGGATCGTCGGGATATGTAAATACAACTGTTTCACCATCAAGTAAACTCGTGCCCGTCAAACATGTTCCTGTATTATCATATAAAAGAATTTCGGATGAAGCCATTGGGGTAGAGTCCGGCGTTTGTTGAGTATTTGTCAAAACAGAAGTCAATAGTGTTCTAACAGGATCGGACCACTTAATCCAAAAAAAATTATTTCCCAGTGATTTAGAAATTTGGAAATATGTAGTGGGAAATTCTAATGCAGATAACTCCATAGATACCACATTTTTAACAACCGTCGGTAATGTAGTTTTATAATTGGTACTTAATGTTGTATAATAGTTATCTCTAAATCTTGAATCAATGCAAAGCAACTTATGCAATGTATTTTTATCAACCTTATCATCCGTAGTTTCATCTCTCGGCACTGCATTTATTTTCTCAACCACATCATGAATTCTTTTTGGAACGGGATGATTATAGTTACCCACAAGTTCATCTGTAGGTGTATTTACAAACTCTTCCTTTTTAATTTTAATAAGGATTGCTTTGCTAGCTTGCAAAAATGTACTTATCCCTTTTTTCTTTTCATTTGAAACATTTGGATCCATTAATAATTTTTCTCTCAATATGTTTTCATTATTTACTATATCTTCAAGTGTGTAAGGATCAATAAGATTCAGTAAATCCTTTAACTCATTGATATTATAATCTTTTACTTGTAGATTAAAATTTGACATATAGTATATATATTTAATAGTAAAATATTTATACTATATTAGCAAATATAGACTTTCCTTTCTCTAAACACCAGAATTGTATGGCTAAACATGGAAATATTCTTATATATGTTGGCATTAATCCCTGATATAAACCACGTATCCCGCTATTCCTAACGATTGTTTTAAATCCATCTATTATTCCATCATAATTTGGAACCTCCCTACTAAACCCGGACATTTGAAAATGCCTCCGTAATAAATCTGTAGGATAGGTTATTGATATTGATGACATCCCAGCAAGCCCGCCCGCCATTAATTTGCTAGATGTAGGATCAATTATATTCCCAAGTATATCAGAATAAAGGTTAAAAAACATAAAATTAAATGCACTAAACGGTCCGAATCCCAGAGTACTTATACCCACACCACGATAAAGTTGGCCTAGACTTAGTTTCTTCACTACTTCCAATGGATTTGAATAATGCGATTTATTCATTTGTAAAGATAACCTTGTTCTTATCGTTTCTAATGGGTAAACAATTATCATCGCCCCGATTCCAGCAACCCCCCCGCTATAAAAATGTCGAAGTTTGTCATTCTGAATATCCATAAAAAGTTCTGTTTTACATGTTTCATAAAATGCATAATTAAGAGCAAACTGTGGAAAAACTCTTAAGCTATTTGTCATATTTCCTTTCCAAAGATATCTTATACCTTCCTTTTTTATTACATTTCTTATTGTGGCATTTTTCAAATAGTTATTCTGTCTTTGAATCTTATATAATTCTAAAGGTGCTGTTATAGTTCTTGATATTATACCAGCGGTTCCTCCTATTATCAAATTTTCTATCATATAATTACTATTGACCCCATAGATTTAATATTTTTTCCTTCTGATTTATTTCTAAATCAGACATAATATACCATTTCTTCTTTTTTGGATCCCATTTTGTTCCTAGTTTTTTACCCTTGTTCTTTTCATCAAAGGGTAAATTTAAATATACCTTTTTCGGTTTTGAATTATAACTACATTCTGTTTGTCCAATAGCCAAATTTGCCAAAAGATCAGCACCTTCGTTGCCAAGACTATGTTGATCCTCTTTACCAGTGTGTGCTGCAATATAATGAAATAAAACATTTGGACAATTTTTAAAAGTATAATATGCCTCCTTTACCAATTCCACATTTGGAATTGGTTTCTTTTTATTCCAATTAAGTTTTTCTAATTTTTCGCCGTAATCTCTACAACATCTCATTGCATATTCCGAATCAGAATAGATATTTACTGTAAATCCTGCCAATATTTCTCTCTTAAGAATTTCACCCGCCTTTAGTATAGCCTTCACTTCTGCAGTGTTATTTGTTTGTTTACCGATAATTCTTTCACTACAGTTTCTGCAGTCATTTTCAGCAAAATAAACACCCAAACCGGCTTTCGCACCCTTTTGTCCATTACGTGAACATGCTCCATCTGTATATACCGTTACGTCCATTTTATTACTTTATATAATAAAAAAGATTTTAATCAATTTAAAAAAAACCCATGAGGTGGAATTTGTAGCCATTCTTCATAACAATATTCGCTGCAAAAGTGAAAAGAACGTTTGGCCACTCTCGCCCTCCGCTTGATATTTTCAGGCGTAATCTCATTTATACATCCTAAATAACTACAATCTTTAATTATATATTTTTTTTTCATCTCCATCTCTGTAGGTTCACTAATTGATGGTTTTCTTTCTGAATAACATAAATTCATAATATAGGCAAACATATATTATAACTTTATATTATCAAAAGGGCCAAAATTATAAATATTATCATATATGCGAATATTTTCTGATTTATTTTGTGCATTTTCAGTATTTAAACTCGCGATTTCAATCAAAGGTGTTTGTTTTGTTTTTTTATAACAACATAATATATTGCCCATATATGTATTACTATAATAAAACATCCATTCGTGCTTTTTTTATAGTGCCTTTTTTACATTAAAAATAACTTAGATATTGATACCTAATATAAGTAATGAACGTATCAATTAATAATGAAAAAGAAATGTTATTATATGCAAAGAGTGTTAAATATATTACAATTTTCCCCGATAAAACAATGAAACATTATCCTTCACTTAGGAAAATTTCCGAAGATATTTGCGTAGATCACACAACGATATCGAAAAAATTAGCAGAGGAAAATCCATGTATATGTCAATCTCAAAATGGTGGATATTTATTTCTTATTCGGAAATTATAGTTGTTTTTGGAAGCCCCACATCTCTTACCCACAATTCATTTTGACCAGATGTTTTCTTAACTCTTTCAATATGTTTATTTTTTGGTTTTTCATCAATAAGCATTACCGCCATCGCTGAATAATTATGCAAATCAATAAGAGTGTCTCTTAGAGATTCCGTATTTACAAGATTCACACCTTTACTAGTTATACTATTTAGTCGTGAAATTTTATCACCCATACGAACCAATACTCCTACGGGTCCATATGTTGCAAATGAGTCTCCATAATCAGCATTCTTTTTTCTAAAAAGCTCCAAAGCTTCGTTCTGCACACCTTGCATTTGGGCAATACGGTTTGTCATTGAGGTTATGGTTATAGTGTATACATAACCTTTATTTCAATTTTCTCTACCAAATATTAATTATCTTTACAACAACCACATTTACTTGGTACTCCTTGCGTATTATTACCAAGAAGACCCGATACATTTTTACTGTTATTATTTCGTGAACAATTATTATTAATATTGCATTTGAATTGAAATTTACCCATATCCTTGCCTCCGGGTATTCTATTATTACAACAATTTAAATTACAACAATCGCCATTTGAAAGTCCAATGTGAGCGGAAGGACCGAATAATGGGTTGATACCATCGTATTGTGTTGCATATCTTGGATATATTGCAGTATTTGCTATTTTATTTTTATATTCATTTTGACTAGCGATATTATTACATTTAAACGCTGTCCGTGTTCTCCCCAGAAATTTGGTTGGTCCTTTAAATGCGGAGTTTTTATTACAGCCTGCATAATTAGTACAACCCGCTGCCGTTCCAGTGCGATTTCTTGGTTGATGGATGAATGCCGTATTATTTCTAACAAGTGGTGTCATTTCTTTTCTTAATACACCACCCGTACGTCTAGCTAAATATCTCGTATATGATCCATGTTTTTTATCTACGCCGCTCTTATTTTTATTTGCTGTCCTACGTTGCGCAATAGGCAATCTATAGGTTGTTGTCTTACAAGATGTTAAATTACCACAGTTGTTTGTTTTTTGAATTGATGAAATTAAATCACCTGGTCCACCAGCCTGTATTAATGCAAACGGATTCGCACTTTGTCCTACTTGTCTACTAACATTCATGGCTTTGAGCTTTAAAATGCCTAGGGATGACGCCATTCTAACCTGTTTATTGATTCTATTCATGTTGTTTAAATACATGCTTCTAGATTGACATGCTCCTTTTGGACAACTAGTACAATTGGACGAACATGAATTGCATTCTTGGCAATTATTTGAATAATGAAATTTTCCAGAGTCGCACATTATTATATATATTAAGACTAATAAAAAATTGAAATTTATTGTTTTTTTAATGTTATATTAAAACCGATGCATATTTGCTCATGTGGGAAACAATATAAGAGACTTAAATCATTTCAAGAGCATCGTGCTTTATGTGAAATGATTAATTTGGCCTCAGCCAATGAGAATAAAGATCATCTTTTGGATACACCTTCAACATTGGACATGTGGTTAGCAGTAAAGATGTTGATAAATAAAAATACAAAATTAGAGAAAGAGGTCAAAAAGTTACGGGGGTGGGTTTCTACACAAAGAAAAAAACTCAGCGTTATCGACTGGTTAAATGATAATTCTACTCCAGAAATTAGCTACAAAGAGTGGATCTATAGCGTAATGTTGGATCAAGAAGATTTGGAAATGGTATTTGCTCATAACTTCGTTGAAGGTATGTTTCACATTTTGCGCAGACAGTTGCCGATTTGTAGTGATTTGGAGCTACCCATTAAAGCATTTGACCAAAAGATCAATTCATTATTTGTATATAATGATAACAAATGGTCCGTTATGGATCGGGATGATTTCAAAAAAATGATCAGTTCTCTGCATCAAAAACTGCAAAAACAATTTAATATTTACAATAAAAAAAATGAAAGATTGATCAATAATTTCAGCAAAAATGATACATGGTATAAAAATATTAGTAAAGTTATGGGTGGTCCCTTATCTTATGATGTATCTGTTAGTAAAATTAATTTTAAAGTATATAATTATTTGAAATTTAATTTAAGAGCTGTTACAAAATACGAGTTTACGTTTTAACAATTATAAAAGATATTACTAATATTGTAAGCAATTGCTCTGAAAGATTATTAAATTTATTTAAAAGATTATTATTATTTTAAATAAATGTCCCCTATCCTAAAATCGCCCATCACATACATATCATTTATTATATTTTACATGTCATATTTAATCCCCAAAAAATTAGATATATCTGAGTCAATTAGTGTGGCGATACCATCGCTTTTGCATTCATTAACTAGTACATTTACATCTGCAGTGGCTCTAGTTGTTTTTAATAATGATAATTATTATACTTCTTGTTCTATTATGTTGGGTTATTTTTTATCAGATTCAATTCATGCTATACAAAAAATGAATAAACCGGGTAGAAAAGGATTGTTAATGCATCATATTTTTTCAATATCGGGAATATTGCTGCCTCCTAATTATTGGATAATTTATGCTATATTTTTAACAGAGAGTTCTAATGTTTTTGGACAAATTACATATCTATTAATAAAAACTAAGCAGTCTAATAAAGTTATAATGAAAAGCAAACAATATCAATATTGGAGCTTTCTTATAGAAAGAATTTTTCTATTGCCTTTTGTCTTTTTGTTACCAGATGAAAATATTACGAAAACTTCTTCATATTTAATGTATGTTATATTTGCCGCGATATATTCAATGAGTATTTTTTGGATGACAAAAATACATTTTGGTTATTATAAATAAAATTAATTTGAATCTATAATCTAATTAATTTTATTTCTTTCTTTTACGACTTTTTCTTTTGCGTGTTTTGGTATTCTTTACTACCATAAAAAGTCTCTCATCTTTCAACCTTTTCACAGCAATTGTAAATAAATATTTCTTATCATATACAGAGTCTTTTATTTCAAGTAATAATTCAGGACCACGGCGATGCCCTTTAAAAATGAATGGTCCGCGGAATAAAACAGAACCTCTGTCATAATACACCACATCCCCCTTTTTCAAATTTTTATAGTTAGAAGTTGTTAATTCTTTGACTGCTGGACCATATACAGTATCCGAAAAGTTTTGAGCATTCTGACCCCGCGGCGCTCTTCTATATCCCAACCTATCGTTAAATATCGCATTAAATGATCTACCTTGTTTATCTTGTACAACAAGATTTTTTGTTGTAAATGTATTTAATTTGGTATATTCTCCATCACTTTGCAATTGCGGACTTTTATCAGGAAAAATGGAGAGCGAGCTCGGGGGTTTAAATTGTTTTCTACCAAAAGCAATATTTTTCAAACGCGTCTTTGCTCGTTTTTTATATGTCTTCTTTTTTCTTTTTGAACGACGATATTTTGATCTACCTCCTATTTTTCTGCTATGTCGTCTTACAAACCTTTTCCATTTTGAAGAAAATTTCTTTGGCATTATTTATATATAATCATATGATTTTTTTTAAAAGTACAACTTCCTGAATTTTTCAAATGTTTGTATTGGGATACCCAACTCTTTTGCCTCGCTCTTCTTTTTTTCATCTCCGACACTCGCATCTTCTATAAGAAGGGCGAAGGTTTTACTATTTATTGATGTACCTATTTTTGCACCTATGTCTATAAGACGTTTCTTCAAAGTTTTATCCTTCGGTCCTGTCATGACGATACGTTTTCCGTATAACGCATGGTCTTTATCTACTGTTGTTGACCCCTGTTCTTTAAATTTTTTTGTAAGTTTGGCTTCCGTCATGAATTCTATAAAATGTGGTATATGTTTTACAAATGATCTTGCTCTTTTATAGCTCACATTATCAACTTTTGCTATTTGTTCTATCTTTGTTTTTTCATCTTCACTGGATTCAAAGATCTCGGGATATTCATGGATAATATTCCTCAATATCGATGATCCTAGGCCACGTCCAAAGACATTTGATGCGGATGCAACCATGACTAATGATGCCGCGTCTATGGCAGTATGAATATTGGTGTATATCTTATTCGCTGTTTTCTCTTTGAATCCCGGAACTGTCAAAAGATCATCTTTCGTCATTGCCAAGATGGTTGGGACTGTTTTATGTCCAGCTGTAATTAATCTTTTAACATTACCAGGCCCCATTCCACCGATATCCAACTTTTTAAAGAAGAATTCTATATTTTTTTGAAGTACGTCAGGATCATCCTCTAGATCACTCACCGCATCAACCTTACTTTCATTCCAATGCCATGGAATTGATGGCATCTTTGGATTTTCGGAGGGTTGTATCACAGCTTGAATATGCGGTATCACGTCCCCACTACGAACAAGCTGAATAATAGAACCAATGCCTATTTTATTATCTTCAACGAACTTTGCATTGAACGCGGTAACAAATTCAATATCTGCTCCACGAATTCTCACTGGTTCAACTTGTAGTACAGGCTTAAGATATCTATCTTTTGATGATGTCCATATCACATCAATCACCTTTACTTCTGCTACTTGATCACTAAGCACCATTTTAAATGCGAATGCAAAATCTGGATTTTGTGATCTACGTGGATAAATCTTATCATCTACTACTATGACACCATCTATCTCATACCTGTAGTTTTCCCTCCATTTTACCAAAAGTGTAGATAGAAGTTCATTGGAAATACTATCCACTGTTTCGTGGAGTACGGTAATAACCTTATTTTTCTCCAACCACTTCATCTGATCACTCGGTTTAAGACTGGGTTTAATTACTTCATATCCCACAAAATCAATATCCTTCCATTTTTCTACTTCTCTTTTCTTTGAAGATGCTATTACACCACTAACCATATTTCTGGCATTTTTATACTGTGCCGAATATTTCGCATTAAATGTATCTTGTCTGATTACCAATTCGCCTCTTATAGCGATATCTTTAGAAGCTGGTAGTTTCATATATGGAATAATATAGCTTATATCCAACCCGTTTGTTGCGCCACCCCGCGTGTACATTTTTTTCTTACCGTTTTCTGTTGTATATAAAGCCGATATCCCATCAAGCTTGGCAGATATTTCTTTTTTTCCTGGATATTTTTTTAGATATTTCGGCAAGGCACCTGTGTCTGGTTTTATCTTTTCCATTGATCCTAGAAAATATGGTAGAGGGACTTTCTCTTTATTTGTTGGTGCACCAATCTCATGAAAACAAGGGTTTTTTGGATACGTTCTCTGACCATATTCCTTTAAAATATCAAATATATTATCACTCACTATGCTTTCTCCTGTATTGTAATATCTATCAGAAGCAAATCGCATCATTTCACACATGTCATCTTCCGTGAAACCCTTTAAAGCCGAAATTCCTTCTTTTTCAAAGATCTTCCATTTCTTGACAAGATCTCCACTTTTTGGTTTCGGTTTCATAGACTTTGCAACTTTAATAGTAGTTCTTTTTTTAGCTTTTACTTTTTTTGACACCTTTGGTTTTGTGGCCTTTTTTAGAATTTTAGCTGATTCTACCTTGGATTCTCCGACCAACGCAGCACTTTTCCGTATAACATCTCTTCCGTTTTTTCTCTCGGTCGGACCTTTGTATACTAAATCTAGGTAATCAAATATTGATTTTTCACTTTGAAATTCACCTTCTACTCGCTCTCCCTTTTTCTTTTTCTTTCCTTTACCCTCTAATTTGTATAGACCATGTTCATTCATAGTTAAACCCATTTCATTTGCCCGACTTCTTTGAATAACATTAAATGATTTTGATCCGGTAAAGTATAAGATGGCAAAGGCCAGTTCACTTGGCGGAGCATACATAAAATCCAATCTGCGTGCTACTTTATTATCAGGGAGTTTTCCTATTGTCAAACTTTTTGTTGCGCCTTTTGATAACATTTCCAGTAAAATACCGTCATCTTGTAATTGCTTTATGAAATCTTTATAAATCTTTCTTGAACCATCTTTACTTGATATAATAAGATCAATGTCACCCGATTCCTGTTTGCCTCTACGATAAGACCCAACTATTTCAAAAGTATCACCCGGTGATGAAACTTTGTCAAAACTTTTCTGAAAAGCTTTCTCAAATTTTATAATCTCTTCTCGTGGAATACGTTTATTAATATCTTCATAATACTGAAGGCCTATTTTTTGCTTGGCGTTAAGTAAATCTGTTTTTTTTCTAAGATCCGCAATACTAGAAATCTTATCTTTTTCTACCAATTCTTTAGCTTTTTTTGGCCCAACGCCATAAATTTTATAAAACTTATACCTCGGAAGCCCCTTCTCGCGCTCTAATACCGGGACAGTCCCCGTTTCAATATATTGATTTAATTTTATATATATCTTCTTTCCTATTCCTGGAAGATCTTTAATTTGCGTAGGTGACGAAATATCACCCGCGTAACCCATTATTGATTCTGCTGCCTTTTTATAGGCTTGTGATTCAAATACCTTACCTCGTGCTTGATCTAAATCATGCAATTGGTCAAGTAAATCAATAAATTCATCATTTAAAACTCTTTTTACTTTGGCAGATATTTTGGACATTTGTTTTGAGTTATTACTGGATTTTGTAGAAGTCATTTGTTTTACTTTCTTAATTTTAGCCTTTTTATCTTCAATTTTATTCATGATTCTAACTTTAGTACGCTTGAACCTTTTATGTACTTTTATAGTTTTCCTCTTTTGTATCCCTTTTTTCAGGTTTTTTCGAGATTTAACACAATAACCATATTTCTTTAATGTTCTATTTTCATTTACCTCGGTGGCGCATATCCTACCTTTTTTTGTTTTAACACATTCGTTGTGATTTTTCCACTTATACCTAAATGGAAAAATACACGGCCCGCTTTTAACCTTTTTATTTTTTTCGGTTTTACCATTATTATTGATAACTGTACCGTTCATCTATATAATGTTTACTTTTTTTTTACTGAAAAATAATTTGTTAAGAATTTTTTATCAAGAAGTAAATCCAAGTGATTAACGCGCACTTCTTCCTTTTTATTGATTTTTTTTATTGCCGAAATTTTTAATTTCATAAGCTTGGGTTCTGGTAATTCATCTAATGATCTTTCCATTTAATATAAAAAAATATAAAATTAGTATAAGAATGAGTCTATTAAAAGAAGAATTGGTTACTATTAATGGCAATAAGGCTAAATTATCGCAGGTTGGCGGTGTTATAAATTCGAGATACACCAAAAATTTGAATTTCAATCAAATCATTTCTTTACTTGCTATGCCAGCTGCAAAATATGATCTACAACATCGTTTGAAAAGAAAAAGAAAAAAACGAATAACGCGTCGCAAGTTTAGGAAAAGACGACGTGGTGGTAGAAAAACAAGAGGTAAAAAATAATTATACGGCTTTTATAACCTTTTTGAAATCTTCATTGGTTATTTTCTTCTTATTTTCCTTATATTCTTTAACTTTGTATTTATCCATCATATTGAGATAAACCTTTGAGGCATAAAGCAGTGTAAATAAACAATCATCAAATCCTATTGATTCTATATATAACTGCCTGTTTTTCTTAATAAAATTAATAAAATTTATTACATGTCTGGGTTCTTCGGGGAAATATAAAATCATTATAACATGGTTTCTAGTAACTGTACGCCTATAACCCTGAAATTCAAAATCTACATATGAATGCTCGCAACCGTAATTATCTGCAATAAGCATAACTTCATCACGGAGTTTTGTTGGGGACCCTGTGTGCCTCAAATTAAAAGCGATCTCTAAACGATAAGACATGTTTGATTTAGCTAAACATTTTATTTATTTCAAGTTGTTATTTATATTTATCTACATTCATGTAGAAACATTAAATTTTGATTATTAAATGTTAAATTTAATTGCGATTTATAATATTTATATATTTCTATAAATATATTATATAATAATGCCTACGGTTACTACAACTGCTTTGAATGTGAGTGCGATTAATATCGCTAATCAAGCGAATATAGGTCAACAACAACTGGCAAACGTGGTTAATTATTCCAACAATTTCAATAGTACCGATCCAAATCATAGTGGTGCCTTACTTACCCATTGTGGTATTCCTTTGTTTACAAGTAAATTTGCGCCAGCTTTTTTAATAAAAAGAGAGGGCGTAAGTGGTCCTGTGAAGGCTGAGTTAACTATTGACACATGTCCATCAATTAGTTCCCTTAATTGCAATTTTGGACACTCGGGTTCTACAAAAATTGTAATGGGGAAGGGTTGTGATGCCTTAGGGTTGACTGGTTCCGCCCCTTCTATTGCTCTAGGTAATTGCGCATTCGCTGATCAAAATATGCCATTCGCCATTGGAGTCACTGGTTCCTGTAGTGGCCCTGGGACAGCAATCTTGAACAACAATAACTTATGGATAAATGCAAACGGTGATGTGAATATTAAAGATAATCTCAACGTATTTAATAATTTAGGTGTTTCTGGCACTTCTACTTTAGGTCCTATTACAGGTGCTTCCTTGGGTATTACCGGATGCGCTGTTATTTATGGTGATTTAGGTGTTACTGGTACTTCTACTTTAGGTGATATTACCGGCGCTTCTTTGGGTGTTACTGGTACGGCAACTGTCGGAAGCATTGTTTCTGGTGCCATTACAGGTGCTTCCTTGGGTATTACAGGAGGTGCTGTTATTTATGGTGATTTAGGTGTTACTGGTACGGCAACTGTCGGGAGCCTTGTTTCTGGTGCCATTACAGGTGCTTCCTTGGGTATTACCGGAGGTGCTGTTATTTATGGTGATTTAGGTGTTACTGGTACGGCAACTGTCGGAAGTCTTGTTTCTGGTGCCATTACAGGTGCTTCCTTGGGTATTACCGGAGGTGCTGTTATTTATGGTGATTTAGGTGTTACTGGGACGGCAACTGTCGGAAGCCTTGTTTCTGGTGCTATTACAGGTGCTTCCTTGGGTATTACCGGCGGAGCAACAGTTGGGAGCCTTGTTTCTGGTGCCATTACAGGTGCTTCCTTGGGTATTACCGGAGGTGCTGTTATTTATGGTGATTTAGGTGTTACTGGCGGAGCAACTGTTGGAAGCCTTAATCAGATTGGATGTGGACCAAGCTGTTTTGAAGGACCGGTTACTTTTAAGGATATGGTCACATTTAACGGTATAGCAGGATTAACAGCAGGTGGACCTTTGAGTATTAGTGCTATAAAAACCGACTGCATACAAGCTTGCGTTGGAACTTTTAATACGTTATCCACTGACAGTATAATTGTTAAAAGCATGAATAACGGTGGATGCGGTTCTAGCGGCACCAACCTTGTATCATGGGACACGACTAGCGGTACTTTGCAATATATACAAAATTACCTCGGTAGTGGTGGTACTGCGTCACTTTGGGAATATTGTCCACCATGTCCTGGGGCACCAGGTAATACAATGTTAGGTGGAGTTGTTTATGATGGAAATGTGGCAGTTGGAGCAACTTGTGGGACCGTACAACAAATTTGGGATGCAAATGGAAGTACTGCTGGTATTGATGTATTTTATGTAAATGGAAACACAATTATGCATGGAGATTTAGGTGTCACGGGTAGTGCTGTTATTTATGGTGATTTAGGTGTTACTGGTACGGCAACTGTCGGGACCCTTGTTTCTGGTGCCATTACAGGCGCTTCCTTGGGTATTACAGGTAGTGCTGTTATTTATGGTGATTTAGGTGTTACTGGCGGAGCAACAGTTGGAAGCCTTGTTTCTGGTGCCATTACAGGCGCTTCCTTGGGTATTACAGGAGGTGCTGTTATTTATGGTGATTTAGGTGTTACTGGTACGGCAACTGTAAATGGAAATTTTACTGTCGGTGCCGGATCCCCCACGTTAAACACAGGTGTTCTTTTTGCAACATCAGCCGCAGCTGCTGGTGATGCACAAGGACAAAGTTTTACCACCGCCACCACTGTTGGCGGCTTTTTATATAGTATTAAGACTAATGCTATTGGCGGCGTAAGTGGGTCGCAGTTAACAAACGGGATTGCTGCTTCATACATAAGAATTAGACAATACGTCAATAATACGGAGACTGGATCAACCGTCGCCACCACTGGTGCGTTATCTGGTACTATTTTAGAGACTTCAATGTCAAATCCTACTATTATTAATTATCAATATGGAGCATATTATCCTACTGTAGAATTTCTATTTAGTGGAGACACTTTCTTATCTCCAAACACTCTGTATGTAATGGAATTTGTCAGTGGAAGTGGCGTGGGAGCTTACGATGATGGTAGCAATCAGTACAGTGGAGGTCAATCTTATAATATTAATGGTAACAATATCCCTTCTACGAATCGCGATTTTCCATTTCAAGTAATCGTCACCTCTCCAATCTTGCACGTGGATGCGGCAACCAATAAAGTGTACATTAATGGTGTTCAAATCCCGTAATAATATTTTGAAAATTATTAGAGAATCGCGTTCACATTTTCAGGCGCTGAAATCCGATGATCAACATCAATCGTATTATATGTCTTTGGTATTTTCATGTAGGCGCTATTAGCTCTTTCATCTTTGACCGATATCTTACCAACACTGTAGGCAGAGAATAGTTTCATTGATACTAACATAAAAAAAGATATAAATGTTGTTAAAGTATTGGATCCGGCGTAGGATTGGTATACAATGGACCCGGAAACAACAAAATTGACAATCATGAAAAACAACGCGGCGTAAACAGCTTTTATGTACTGATTGTTTAATTTTCTCATTTCATTTTTAAATTCTGGATAAAGCTCTATCTCAGTATCAAGATTTGTATTGGAACGATGTTCATCGATATCTAAGTATTGTATACACCAATTTTCTCTCCTTAATTCTATAAAATAGAGTGTTCCGATAGAAGCAAACGTTACAAAGTTGCACGCGTTGGCACCAAGTCTTAATGGATCATGAGTCATAAAATTTTCTGTAGCAGTACACAATTCGCTTTCACATTTTTGTGGAACAAAAATAACTAGAAAAGTTCCCATAACCATTTTGTAAAATTCAAGGCATAAATAAAACGCGGTCATAATACGCTGTTTTGTATCGACATCAACTTTCATTTATATTATCAAAATATAATTCATTAAATTGAATAATAAAAAACTAATAAATATATTTATTAATATATCAATAATAATGGAGCCCCCTACTTACTTGGCCAAACAAAATCCACACGAACGTGATTCACATATTACATTCGATGAAGGTCCTCATATTTATACTATTGACGGGGAATCTAATTTCATGTCTGTGACAACATGGAACCATTCGCATTTTGGACATTTTGACGCAGATGCTATTATTGAAAAGATGATGAGTTCGCATAAATGGCCACAAAGTAAATATTTCGGGATGACCAGAAAAGATATAAAGGCTTTATGGTCAAAAAACGGGAAGGAAGCTTCGGAAGCAGGGACAAAAATGCATTATGATATTGAGTGCTATTACAATGATGAAGATGTTGAAATAGAAGTTGATTGCGTTGAATGGGAATATTTTGAAAGGTTTCATGAAAACATTGGAAAGACCATGGAACCATATCGAACAGAATGGATGGTTTGGGATAAAGAATTAATGTTTGCAGGATCAATTGATATGGTATTTGAGAACCCAGATGGTACATTGCAGATATATGATTGGAAGCGCTGTAAGGAAATTAAAAAAAATAATAGATGGCAATCGGCAACAACGTCTTGTATATCACATCTTCCTGACTGTAATTATTGGCATTATTCTCTCCAACTCAACACATATAAGTATCTTCTTGAAAAAAATTATGAAAAAAAGATTACAAATATGTATCTTGTCTGTCTCCATCCTAATAACACAAATAAATCATTCCTTAGATATGAAGTTCCTGATATGTCAAAGGAAATTACTGATCTAATGCAACTTCGGAGAGAAAATATGAGTAAAATGTAATATTTATAAATAAATTATCCAAAATCTATCATAAATTACTTAAAAGTTTATCATAATCAAATATATAATGAATGATTGCACATATACATTTGATCCGCAACCATCTCTCAATTATGGCCAAATTTTTTTCATAACAATTGGTATACTACCATTTTTATTATGTATCCCTCCATTGATTATGTCTAAATTAGTGTGGGAACCACTGAAAAAAGACGGTGAAAAGGCATATAAATTATTTAAAGATCAAATGAAGGAGGCTAAGAAAAATATACCATATGAATATAAATATCCTGTTGTTCCTGACTTGGATAATAAAGTTAAAATTTCTAATATCATATTAGAAAAGACACCAGCAGGCTATGTCGCCATGCGTTATAACGAGGATGAAGAAGGGTTCGAATATTGGACTGATCATATTATATCTTATAAATATCTTGAAACTGTTGCAAGAAAATATGTAAATACATTTTTTTGCACAAAGGTTTACATTGACAGAAGTCAATGTTTAAAAGAAAAAATTATGAAATTAACAAAAGAAATACAGGATAATATTGCGGCCAAAAAGGAATTGGAAAGCGAAGAGAATGGTTCTGAAGACGAAGAAGAAGAAGATGAAGATGTTTTTGCTGATTTGAAAAAGTACAATAAGAATATTAAAACAAAAAAAGAAGAACGTGAAAAACTTACCCGAGATGATTATGTTTGCGATGTAGCTAATAAATATATTAAGAAAGGTCAATTGGCTGATAACAAAGAATGGTTGAAGGGAGAAACCGTAGCCAATAATACAAAATCAAAAATGAGTTGGTTGAGCTGGAAATCTACTACCGACGTCTAGTTCTTCGGCGTTTCCTTTTTTTAACCCCCTTTCTTCTTCTCTTAGTTCGTCTTTTAAACCCTCCATTTGCACCCTTTTCAGCCTTTGTATTCATTATTTCCAAAGCTTCTTTCGCTAATTTTTCTGCAGCGTCCAACGATTCTATTAACTTTTTATTTTTCTTGGCATCTTTGTTTTTTTTTATTTCCTCAATTAATTTAATAAATTTTTCAATTTCCCCCGGTAACTTCTCTGCACCATGTGTTTTATCATCTTTTTTACCACAGCACGTAAAACCCCCTGCAATGTCTTGAAACATTTTTGCAAATTTTCCAAGTAACGGAATGAACTTTTTGTCAATAATACCGAACAACCCACCGGGACCTTCTGCTGTAATACCCGAAACTATCCCATCGCTTGCAACTTCTAGTGCCTCGGAAAGAAGTCCGATCCCTGGAATAGGAATTAAATCAACAGCAAGAGAAATGGCGAGTGTTAAAAATTCAATTCCCATTATCATTGGTAACCCTGTGCTATGCAATTGTACATGTATCCATGCCATTAATATATCAACAAGTTTATCTGTTTTTAGTAATATACGATCTTCGGCTGCCTCTGCTTTTTTGCTTATATTTTTGGCCAACATACGAAGCATTGCCTTTCGTTTTTCACTTCTATTTAATGTTCCATTTTGCATATGTACCATTAATTTTTTACGCGAATTTTCCAATTCATCATCTGCATCCTTTGAAACCTTTTCCTGGTGTTTCTTAAAATGGTCGGGTGGAGCAGTGGCTTTAATTTTTTCATGCATTGATTGAATGTGCTTCAATCTATCATTATCGTTTTTATTTTTTTTATTTGTGGTTTCTTCTTTCTTTTTTTTTTTCTTTTGTTGTCTCGCTTGCTTTCTCATTTCAATTGCTTTGCAATGGAAATGATTGTTTACTCCATTTTCTTTGTTTTCGCAGGGTTTTGACATGCTTCTTATATATATTCTTTATTTTTTCTTTCGTGTGTTATTCCATTTCAAGAAACCCAGACTTAAACTTAAATTAAACGAAGAACCTAAATGACTTTTGGCTATTTCTAGAGTAATGAGTTCCTTTTCAGTCAACTGTTTTACGTAAATATCCATCATTTCTTGTATTTCTGACATTATTTAATATTATCACTATAAATAATATTAAATCAATTTATTTGGATATAAAACATAATAAATTATCTATTTTTACATCTGATTTTTGCATCATTTTCGTAATACTTGTATCTATTTTAAACCCATTCATGAATAGATAATTAAATAATAGCGTTATTTGTTCAATGCATAAAAATTCACATTTATTTATAGGATTAAGTATTATATAATAACATTGTTCTTCAGAACAACAGGGGCTTCTCTGTTGAAAGGGTGATAACTTTTCCCTGTTGGTGAGACGGGTTATTTGTTGAAGTGCTGATTCTTTGGGTTTTGGAGAGATAACTAGTACATTTTTATAACATTCGTTATACTTATCTAAATAAACTTCTTTTTTTATGACGTACATTTGTATTACTAAAATATAAAATTGAAAGGGGGATATTATATTATGATTGAATCAAATCATGACGACTCTTACATACAGATATAAATTGGATCCAACAGTTCTTGAAAATGTTAGAGATTTTGCAGGACTCCACCGCCATGCCGAACCGGCTGTTTTTAGAGAAGAATGGGATCAATGGGTTACGAAGAACAGTGAAATGATAATGGTAGAACAAAGGAGACTTTCTGCACTGGGATGTACTAAGGATATTAATTCAAAACTTTATAAAAGCGCACGGTATTATTTTAAAAACAAATCTATTGACGAAGTGGATGCTACCAAAAGACGAGAATATGTGGGGACTAGCAAAGAATTTCGCGAAGCAATTGATGAGCATATTACAAATATTGCGCGAAATCAGGTTATGAAACCAGCAGCCGCATTTGTTCATTTTCTAGAAAATGACATGTATAAAAAAATTATCAAAACAACAAGATGTGACATACAAGGTTATGGTTTTACTAGTGAAATGATTGATAAAAAGATTAAAAAAACTTACAAGAATCGTTACTTTGCACATCAAAAAGCTTAAATTTAAAATATGTAAAATATATAATGGAAGGAGGTAAAAAACTTGCTGAAGGAGGATACGGCTGTGTATTTCATCCTGAAATAGACTGTAAAGGAAATGATACTACAAATATGAAATTTGTTTCAAAATTACAAAAAAGGGATTTCAGTGCTGATAACGAGATATTAATCGGGGAAATGTTAATTAATAAATACAAAGATACAACAGGTAGTCCACTAGAAAATAACTTCGCACCTGTAATATCTAGTTGCCCTATTAATGTGGCAACTATAAAATCAAAAGATATTTCAGAATGCAATGTTATTAGAACTTCGGATGATATAAGTAACTTTATTCTTATGAAGATCCGTTTCATCGATATGGAGGACTTTGATAATTATATATTGAAAAATTCCAATGCTAATCTTATTGTCTTGACATTAATTAAAGGGTTTAACCATCTTCTAAAAAGCATTGATATGCTCATTGATAGCAATATTGTACAATTTGATTTAAAAGGTCCCAATATTGTTTTTGATATAAAAAAAACGCTACCAATTATAATTGATTATGGTTTGAGTTTACCAATGGATAAAATAAATACAGAAACTATGTATAATTATTTTTACATTTATGCCCCAGAATACTATATATGGCCATTAGAAGTTCACTATATCAATCTACTACTTCACGTGACTCCAGAACCAGATAATAAGACTATTGAGGATCTCGCAAAACGTTATACAAATTCAAATGCAGCTCTGGAGGCATTCTCTCAAGGATTCCGGGATAAATATCAAAGGTTATGTGTAGAAACTTTAAAAAAATATCAAACAAAACCATTCAAGGAGAGAATAAAGGATTTAATTCAAGGATGGAAAACATGGGACAATTATAGTTTATCTATTTTATACCTAAAGTTCATATATTTTTTAACGCGATCAAAAGATAGCAAAACAATGGACAATAGTTTTGTTCGTTTTATGACACAATTGTTGGTAACAAATATTCATCCAGATTTTAAAAGACGTTACACCGTAAAAGAGACGGTTAAAAGATTTGATCAGTTTCTTGGCAGTTCAGATAAAAATGATCTTGATGCAATAGAAGAGGTTATCTCACATGTAGAGAAAAATAAAAAGGATATTGATAGAAGTATAATTATTAATTCCAGAAGAATTAAGTCTTTAACTGAAAAAACAGTTATTAGAAAAATATAATTGATTTTAATACGATTATATTTATTTACGTTTGCGTCTTTTTTTTCGTTTGCGACTCTGTCGCCTTTTCTTCCTGCGATGTTTTTTTGTTCGTCTTTTACCACCTGTTTTGTTTCCAGAACATGTTGCAATATCAGCAACACTAGTACTTCCACTACCATCGCGAAGAGGGAGAGTACACGAAGAACCTTCTACTGATGTTCCACCGATTTCCTTTATTTGAACTGGTGGTACTGGTGCCGCCGTACTTGCTAAACTCGTATTATGCGCACCACCTTTGTGTTTTTTCTTGCGATGTTTTTTCTTGCGATGTTTTTTCTTATGACGCTTACTCTCATGACGCTTACTCTTGTGACGTTTTTTATGTGACTTCTTCTTTGTATCGGGGCTTGCTTTATAACTTTTGGATGCTACCTCCATTGCCTCTTTGTATGTTATACCTTTCTCTTTTTGAACCTTCTTAATATGCATAATCCACGCGCTTACCATTATATATTCTGTGCAGAAAAATAAATTGATATGATATTTTAATAATAAGTAAACAGTACAATCAAATTTCAAAATGTCTGTGATTTTAACGCGATATTTATACGTTTTGGATGAATCCTTATATTCACTCCAAGAATCCATTATTGACGGAAACTCTTTTGAAGAATGTGTCTTCTGGTCTTCGGAAATATATCATAGCGGTCATAGTTTCAAACTTTGGGACTTTATATTTGAAATGTATTACAACTTTTGTGCAATAACACATCCCAAATATGAAAAGAAACTGTCTAAATTCTTTAATATTTACAAAACCAATAAGTCTATAGAATATATATTATCAGCGGTAACACTGTTATTTTATACAAAAAAAAATTACGATGTCTTTACACAATGGAGTAAGAATCCTTCAATTCCTAATAAAACATATATTGGTAGAAATCCAAAGTGGTTAAATGCCTTAAACCTAAAACCAAAATGGAAGAATTTGTTATGTTCTATTCACCAAGAAAACTGGCACAATGTTATCTTTTATATTAAATACTATCCTGCTCAAGATACTTATCGTATTGTAAAGTCTTATTTTGAGTATGTATATAAACTTAACATCAAAGAAAGGAAGCTTGAGGACATTCCTTATAAAAATAAGGCTCATATTGTTTTCACACTTATTAATTATTTATTGATGGATGAAAATGGTATACAAAAAAAGGCTATTTTCAGATCCTATGATCATTCAAAATATGAAGCATTTATTAATGAAACATGTGACTTGGTCTCTCCTGCATATAAAACATTGCCACAAAAACTTCAATATCCAATTAGTAATAATATTGGCTGTTTTCCTTTATCTAGATATACATTGGAAAATGATACCATTAATAAAGTATACTGGTATCATTGGGAATATCATTGCTACAAGTCACCATTGTGGAAACAACGGTTTAATAAATATAAAATAACAGTGAACCATGATGATAAAACAATATCATTTTTAGATGACGATGAATATGAATCGTTTTGCGATAAATTCTATTATGAAAACGATGAACAAACTAAGGATGTCCAACTAAAAAATATCAGAGATATTCCAAAAATATCTATTGAAACGTGGATTAAACAAAAAATTGATTTATAAGTAAATATTTATATATATTTATATATACCCATATATAATGCCGAAAAACAAAACAGGTGGTCGAAATAACAGAAAGCGTGCGGCAAAGAATTCGCAACCCATGGTAAGAATGAATGTTCGTCAAGCACAAGACGGTGAAACAGTTGCAATCGTTACAAAACTGAATGGAAATGGAAGAGCTGATGTAAAATGCGTAGATGGAGTTACAAGGTTGCTTGAAATTCGCAAGAAATTCAGAGGTAGAAATAAACGTGATAATATGATTGCAATGGGAACAATCGTTCTGGTTGGTCAACGTGAATGGGAGGTTCGTGCGGCTAACAAAAAAGAAAAGGTTGATTTACTTTATGTTTATTCTTTGGGTCAACATGAATCCTTGAAACAGAATAATAAAGAAGTAAAGAGCGTATTGTTTGGCGAGATCGGAGGAGATGGGGATTGTGGATTTGATATCAGCAATAGAGCAACGTGGAAACAAAAGGTTGAAGAAGAAAATAATAGTGAGGAGAGTAAAAATACCTTACCTTCTAAAATAGAGGCCGTTGGACTGGCCCCCATTGATGACGCTGAATTTGACTTTGATGACATCTAACTATCAATATTATCGCGCAAGCTAGCCATTATTGCTCTTTGTAATTCATTTTCTTCCTCTCGTCTTATTCTAGAATTTACCATATGGGAAATAAAATCTCTTGAAGTATAACGTCTATTCGTGGCAGTTGATCGCGGTCTTCTATGTATTTTAATATCTTTTTTTACCTCTTTTGATGATAATTCCTTTCTACAAACAGGACACCTTGAGTTTTCTTTTTTCAACCACTTTAAAATTGGTTCGGCTGAAAATATGTGACCACAAGGCAATTTTGCTATTTCATCGCCATCTTTAAATTCCATCAACGTCATAGGGCATGATTTTTGTTCTGGATATTCTTCTGCTCTATAGTTGAAATATTCTATTTCCCCTTCACCTTCTTCTGATATAACATTTTTATATACATTTTGACTCGGATCTAAAAGGGAACGTGCTAATATGTTGTTAATATTTGACCCTGCAATATTAGTAGTAAATAAACTTGTGATAAAGTTTTCGTAATCACTGTTCACATCATTATCAACGACGGAATTGATAGGATTTCTATTCATACCGGAGGGGAAATAAGAACTTCTCCTGCGTCTAATTTCGCGTCTTGTTGTGGGAGCACTCGTTGATAATAATGGTTCCGAATTAATAATGTTGGATGACAAACCATCTTCATGGGGTTGCAAAGGCATGCTAAATAATCTTGCCATTTCATTGTAAATATTTTCAACTGGTATTGTATTTGTTTGAGTTACCTCTGTCTCTTCCTCTTCTGAAATGTTATCAGATTGGTTCCCGGTTGGAATTGGTATTGTACCGGGGATATTTGAAAATCCAATATCTTCATGTGTTGCATTATTTGAATCGGGTGTTACATATGTACTCTCAATGGTAAATGTATCTCCGGGTTGTCCAAGTTCATTTAATATTTGAATTATTCGTCTTGGAAACGTATTAACTGGAAATGTATTATCGCTTGCATCCGTATTATCCATAAGTAAATATATTATAGTTTTATTTTTATTTCGTTTTATTGTTATTAATAAGGATTAAGTTAATTAATAAAAATATTGTATTTATTAATTAATTGGACCTTTTTTTTTAGTGCCTTTTATTATCCTACTGTTTTTGAAATAATGTAATCTCTCACATCATTTTCCAAAACAGCATATCTTTCGCAATTAAGAATATCATTCAGCATTCTCCGAGGAGTAAATTCCTTTAGTGAATCAATACCCTTATCGCATACTGCATTCAAAAGAACGGAACTGAATCCCGACAGCATTGTAACATTTTTTGTGGTACTTGAAACAGGGAATCCGTCAGTGTTGCGAAGGTTCCACAAAAGAATATGAGGAGCTTTATATTGCTGTTTATACTTGGATCTCATCCCAGCATCCGCATACATCTTTTCAATAACATTAAACATGGTATCCATAATAGTAACCCCCGGGATAATATGATCTTGCATATCTTTACTGATCGTATTACAGCACCGCATTGCAGCATTGATTTGCATATCTGAGAATACACCCAATACCATTGATTCAACGTCTTTGGGTGGGATTTCATTTTGAATAATTACATCTAGGATCATCTTTAGAGCTCTGTAAAAGTTTGTCCCAAGACCGGTAGATACATTTTTAATTTTTTGCACTTTATCTGTGAATTTTTCGCCCTCGCCGAAAACGTGCCATTGTGGCTGATCTCCAAATGTTAAAACACGGTTACGAAAGGCAGGATGTGTCATTTCCGAAGCTCTGATACCCAATCCAATAGAACTAAATAGTGGAACCATTGCACAATCGTGCATTGAATATGAAATGTCAGAACACGGAATAAAAGCACCTAAACCTTTGTTATTTTTTTTATTATCTTCCCATTGTAGATTAATTCTATCATGTTCTACCCCCGAAGAACCGGTAATATTATAGGCATCCTTTGTCAGTTCATATACATTTAGTCTACGACCATGAACCTTGTTTTTAACTGGATCCTCTTTACAAGCCGAGAAATGATTCGACAAATTATTAGCACATTCAATGCGATCAAAACTACAAGAACGAGCCTCTCCATCTTTTTTCTTATTTGCAAATGCAATGCTCTGTTTCCTCATTGTCGCAGATGTTACTTTATTAAAATTAATACCCCTCCAATCTCCATTACATTGTTTGATCTGTGTTGTATCTAAGGCCCTGTTAAGGGTTGTAATCCTTTTTGACAACTTAATACGACATTTATTAAGAGCCTTCGTACGTGAAATTTCTGTTTTTGCCGTTGACATATATTTTGGAAACATTCCCTTTGCTATAATATTATGAAGCCATGTATGTTGACTTTTTCCCCGAGGACACCACCTTCCGGCCAGTGTGAATTTTGGTGCAGGAATACTAGCATCGGAGACCGAGGACCAATTTTCATACGCAATCCAATCTTGATTCAACTGATCTACAATTAGTCTCCAAGTATTGGTAATCAAAGGATGATTCTCATTGTGTGTACAATCATTTACATATTGGCAAAAGTACTTGATGTCCTTCCAGGATCCAAATGGATGCTCATCATTTGCACGATGCACAAAATGCGTGATGGCATTAATTGCTAGCTTTTCAAAACCAGTATCATAAAATCCCATAATCTGCATAAAAGCCAATTTTTGTTCTCCTTTGCCTCTAATAATATCTCGCGTTTGTCCAATAAGCTTATACATGGTAATAAGAATATCGTGGTGTGTTTTAAGATCACCCTTTATCGTCAAAAGAATATTTTTATGAATTGATTGGAGTTTTGTATGATCCTCGCAACGAACAAGTTGAAAGAAGAACTGTACAATTTGTTCGTTCAATTCATTCGAATATGACCGCTCTGTATGATTATTTTCCCCTGTTCGCAAAGGAGTGTGCGCGTCAAGTCCTGTGATAATGCTCGCCATGATGTATTCTAATTTCGCGTTTGTGCTTTAAGCCCTTTTTGTCTTTCTTCTCCCCCTTTTCAATTTTTTCTTAATATATATTTTTTTTGTTCTGTTATGAAATGAATTCCAACTTTCATGAAATATTACATATAAACTATTAATATCATGGAATAATGCAATTGAATCATTAAATACTATATCTGATATGTTTTTTTCAATACTTAAAAAATTATAAGATGAATTGTTTTTAAGATATGGATTTACCTCTAATGGACCTATGTCCATGTTGTATTTAAGGAGAGAAATGGGTCTATATTTTTTATTATTATGATGCATGTATTCTTTCAAAACTGAAATAAGGTTTTCTTTTTTTAAAATTCCACCATCTAATGTAGCGCTACTACGTTTTACATATTGTATGTTATTTTTCTTATCAACGTATACCATGAATAATCTAATATTATCCAATTGTTCTTTATAAAAATCTTTATATAAGCTATCTGTTTTTTCAAAATCCGTTATCCATTTGGTATCGAGGCTGCCTTCCATTGTAATAAGTTTAAATTTTACATTCATGATTTAAACTTATTAACATAATGCCGGAAACTCTTCTGCTTCCTCAGCTTTTTTCATATCAAATACAGGAGGTGGTGTAGGTGGTCTGGGCTTTGTATATCTCATAAATTTCTTTCCATGGGAACGAAAATCAGTTTGGTTTCTATTGCTACTAAATACACCATCGTCTTCCCCTTGTCTTCTAAAAAAACTATTTGATTTTTCTTCCGTCTCTTCGCTTATCTGAAGATTTGCCCATCGCGACGCCATTTTTGGACTTTTTGGACTTTTTGAATTGTTGAAGTCAGTTTTGGTTTTTTTCAAAAATGGGTTTGGTTTTGTGTTTGTTTGCGTGTCTGATGATAACATTTTTAATCTTATATAACATTGATAAAATATTTAAGTGAGTTTTAAATATACTTAAAGATTGTTGGACTTCAATATATGCGATCCTCACAGCTATTCTATTTACTTAAATTAACCTAGCATAAAACTTGTTGCATATAGGTTTGTAGGATTGCACATTAAATTGATCTATTGTCTGTCAGCTATATTTTAAATAGAATGGTTAATAATGTTTGTATATGTATACCTCGTTTAGACCGCTTTTCAACAAAGCGAACTATCAGAGGTGTGTTAGATAAATATAACTTTGGATCTATCAATAGAGTTGATATTGTGGGAAGCGACGATCGTCGCCGAGCATTCATCCACTTTCATAAATGGAATGATGAGTTGGAGCATGTAAAAAAGGTTTTGGACAGGCTAAACAGCAATAATAAGGTGAATATCATTCATAGTTTTCCTTGGTATTGGCGTTGTGTTAAGAGTCGGGAGAGAAAATCATCCTTTATTTCATAAATAATAGTTTAAATATTCTAAACTAGTATTGTAAAATCTCATCTTTCCATATCATTTATTTACGCTTTTTTCTTTTCCCTCTCTTCTTTCTCCCTCTCTTCTTTCTCCGTCTCGTCTTTCTCCGATTCGTCTTTCTCCGATTTGTCTTTCTCCGATTTGTCTTTCTCCGTCTCATCTTTTTACTACCAAAACCATGTCCCTTTTTTAAAGCTGTTTTCAGTGCCGATGATTTTACAGGCCTACTTTTTTTAGCAACCAATGCAAGGGTAATTCTTTCTTGTTCTCTTTCCCGCATTCTTTCGTATGCCGGTAGAGCCTGTATAAATTTATTATAAATAGCTTGTATTGTTTCGAACTCTTCCAAATCATCATCATTTGACTCTGGGTATGTAGGATGGTGATTAGCCCCTAGTAAATATGCTTGATCTGCATCTATTATGAAGAATTCTCCGATCTCTTCATCATTTGCATTTTGAATAAATTCATCTCTATCATATCCTTGAGTTTCCAGATAGTCCGCTATCTGATTACGCATATCTTCCATTCTTATATATATAGTTAATATTTTTTAGCGATATTCACTAAGATCTATAGCTCGTCTAATTTTCAAAAAATTGAAGTAAAAATCTGTCTATATGTTAAAGTCAATCAACTCCCAGAAACATCTTCTACTTCGTTTAAACTCACGCAAACAACCAAAACAATATGTCTTCAACTAACTCTCCCGCTTCCAAGACCAGCAAGTCTGGCAAGTCCGCTGCTCAGCACTTCACTGTGAATTCTGACCCAACAGCTGGTATCAGCCTCTGCATTCCACGTGTTTTCAACAACATCGGATGGCGACGCATCAAACAGACCTTTATTGACCTCCGCTGGGGGTTTGTGGAGCGAGTGGATGTGATTCCCATGGGAAGCTACAAGCGAGCTTTCGTTCATTTCGCACCAGGTCGCTGGAATACGGATGATTCTTCTGCACGCGAAGCTCTCGCGGCCCTTCAGGCCGCCGATGAGGTGAAGATTGTCTACGATGAGCCTTGGTACTGGAAGATTGGTATCAGTCGTGCATCCAAGCCAGCTGAGGCACCCAAGCCTAAGCCTCGTCCGACTGTTCAGATTGCTGCTGCCAGTACTCCGGAGCAGAAAACGGCTGAAAAGGTCGCCCCAAAGGTTCGCGCCAAGCCTCGCAAACTCCGAGTCAGTGTCCCATCTAGTGAAATTAAAGGTGAGGTTGCACATGTAACCGAATAAGTCTTTATATAAAAAATGTCTGGAGTAAACCAGTTATAAAATCACTCCCTTGTAGTCTAATTGGTCAGGATACCGAGCTTTCACCTCGGAGAACCGGGTTCAATCCCCGGCAAGGGAAAGCCTGATTAGCTCAGTTTGGTAGAGCGCGCGCCTTTTAAGCGCGTGGTCGTGGGTTCAATCCCCACATCAGGCATAAAAAAAAACTAGCTTCGGCTAGTTTTTTTCTTTAAAACATGCATATCGTATATGGAACGATTGGTATTGTTATTTAAAAAGTGGGCTAGGGACAGCAGATATATTTCCAGTTAAATTAGCATTAGAATCACTTATCTGTTCAATAAAATCGCTCTGGAATACCATTATATTTTGTAATGAGGTATTTATATATTTGGTGACGGCGCCGGTGAAACCGGGAGGGGTCGGGTCGGGATAGTATGTAACGCCCGTGGCACCATCTATATTGTTCCCATTATAATAACCAGAGAAGCCATTTATATTTGTGGGACCAGTACTTCCATTGAATGTTGCGAGAGTGTTAGTTGATTTTATTTCATTTGCTAACTTATTAAAGCTAGGCCATTTTTCTCGATATAATAAACCTAACTGTGCAGGAATATTAGTTGCCGTTTGCCATGATGTTCCAGCGCCATTTAATTTTCTTAATTTATCAGTTTCCAAACTTAACATTGCCCAATAATTGGACTTATCTGTATCAACCAATTTAACATTATTATATAAGTATTGGATAACTGGTTGATTAGTATTAGATAAAGAAGAAGGAGGAGGACTTGTCATATTATAACATTGTCCAAAGTATCTCTTGATAATAAGATTTGTTGAAGAGTCAACTATTCTATTTATGGATTTTCCTTGAGTTGGAGTTCCTGTAGCTGCAAGAACTGAATCATTATCTAGTGTCAAATTAGTAGCTTCTAGTACAGTTTTTATATTAGTTGCCGTGAAAAGAGTGCCGGGCGAATAATTGTATAAAAGTGAACTTATTTTCTTGGAGATGTTATTTGCAGCTGGGTCATCAGTATATGTTGTATCTGTATTATTAATAAAAGCTTCTACTTCTATACAAATACCAGTTTTTATTGTTTTGGTATTAAAATGGTCCCATTTTCCTCCTGATTTAAGTAAATAGTTTAAATATTTGATACCGTCTTTATATCCTGGAATATCACCGGTGGCAGGCTGGACTAAAAAATATACTGTTTTAACAGAAGTTTCATCTAATATTCGTTTAATAGAATATGGATTAGAATTCATTTCATATGACTTATATCTAGTTATCCAATTATTATAATAGTCATCATAATCAGATGGTGAAGCGGGCCAATTATGATTTAAATATGGGTTATAACCAAATCTTAATACAATAGTTTCTGTT